ATGACGATTTAAAAAAACACTATGATTCTACAATTGATAAACACAAGAACGAACTCAGTTCTTTGCGTACACAATTAGAATCAAGTACTACACAATTTGTGCCACCTAAATCTAAAGATGAATTAGAGGCATGGAGAAAAGAGTACCCTGATGTTTATGATATGGTTGAGACCATAGCAATAAATAAAGCTACTACTCAAACTGCAGATCTTGAAAATAAATATAAAGATTTGCAACTTCAACAAGAACAAATTCAAAAGAAAAAGCCGAAGTAGAACTTTTAAAACTTCACCCAGACTTTAATGATATTCGTTCAAAAGATGATTTTCATGAATGGGCTGAACAACAAGATCCTACTATTCAAGGTTGGTTGTACGAAAATACATCTAACTCTAAACTAGCTGCAAGAGCTATTGATCTGTATAAAGCAGATCGTGGTATTTCTAAAGCTAAGAAACAGGATAGTGATCTTAAAAAAGAAGCTGCTAAAGCAATTTCTAAAACTAGAAAAAGTACTGATACTGATATACCAAAGAAAAAGATTTGGACAACTAGTGAGATTGGAAATTTAAAACCTCATCAGTTTGAAAAACTTGAGAAAGAGATTGACCTTGCTCGTTTAGAAGGTAGGATTGAACAACGTTAAACAATCTAACTAAACAATAAGGAGAAGCATTATGGCTTTTACAAACAGTAGTGGATATCAAAACCTTGCACAAGGTAATTTTACTCCACAAATCTTTAGTCAGAAAGTTCAAAAGTTCTTCAGAAGAGCATCAGTGGTAGAAGATATTACTAACACTGATTACGCTGGAGAAATTGAAAACTTTGGTGACACAGTAAAGATCATTAAAGAGCCCACAATCACAGTCAGAGATTACGCTAGAGGTCAAACAGTTGATACACAAATATTAGCTGATGACCAAATAACTATGACTGTTGATCAAGGTTCATACTTTGCTTTTAAAGTTGATGATATTGAAGAAAGACAATCTCATGTAAACTTTGAAGCACTTGCAACCTCTTCAGGTGCATACTCACTAAAAAAAAACTATGACTACAATGTTTTAAAATTTATTTATGACAATGGTAGTAATGGTACTGGAACAGGAACTGATGGTTCACCAATTGATGGTGACGCAGCTGTAGATACTTTGGCTAACTTAGTATCAACTGCTAAAAAGAACTTGGACAGAAATAGTGTACCAGAAGAAAATAGATGGTTAGTTTCATCACCTGAATTTTTTGAGCAATTAAGAAAAGCAGGCGGAAAACTATCTGACCAATCAGTAATGGCTGATGGTGGTGCATCACAAATCAGAAATGGTAAAGTCACAGACAGACCATTATTTGGTTTTAACATGTACTCATCAAATGCAATTGCTGTATCAGGTGGATCAGCTGCAAACCACACATTTGGTTCTGCGGGAGCAAATGAGCATGTGTTCTTATACGGACATATGTCAGGAGTTGCAACTGTTAATCATATAGCAAAAACAGAATTGATCAGAGACCCTGATTCATTCGCAGACGTTGTCAGAGGACTACACGTCTTTGGAAGAAAAATCCTTAGAAGTGAAGCGGTTCAAAGAGGCGTTATAACAATAGGTTAATCCTAGGAGGATAATAGAAAACTATGGCAAACTATAATGTAACGGGTGCTGGTGGAACTACTGGACATCCTGCTAATGGCAGAACACCTTACTGGGTAGAAAATACTATTGATGTAGCACAAATTAATGGAGATTCAGGAGCAGCACAGAACGATATACTTAGATGTATTGACGTTCCTGCTAATACTATGGTTCTTCATGCTAGTATGGAAATCTTAACAGCATTTTCAAACAGTGTTACTCTAGACTTGGGTATGACTCAAGTATCTGGAAACCCTGCAACAGACGTTGACAATTTTGTTGACGGTGATGCAAAGGCAGTGGGTTATTCAGTTATGACTACAACAGCAAGACCTGTTTTTGCAGTAGCTGGAACTATAGACATTACAGTCTTAGATGCAGCATCATCAGCTGGTAAAGTAAGAGTATTCGCTATTCTATGTGATGTATCTACGTTAGATGCAAACACTGATAGAAATACAGATGCTCAACACGACACAGCAGTATAATAAATAATACTATTAAGGGGGAGTAATATCCCCCTTAGTATAATTCCCTCAGAACTTAATGGAGATATAATGACAATTCATAACTTAACTAAAAAAACAAAAGCAAGTACAGGTGTGATTTTTGAAAGTAGAGAAGGTAACTCTGAGGCAAAACTAAATTTTTTAGAAAGCA